TACCAACACTAACGTCTGGTGCCGTTGAATAACCAACTCCACCATCATTTATAGTAATTGAAGCAATCGTACCTGCAACTGAGACAACAGCGGTTGCAGACGCTCCTACAGTCGTTACAGGGTTAACTAAAGTGACTGATTTCCTAATTGTTTTTCTGAACGTAGAATTCACATTTTCATTATTAAGATCAAACATTGGTCTTAATCTATCAACATAGATGATAGTAACTCCAATTCCAATTGGACTTATTACATTTGCAATTGGATTAATAACTGGTTCGTAAAGTTCTCTATCTTTACCAACTTCTTGTCCATTAATAATTTTATCTTGAGTTTGTCTACACCATGTAATTGGTCTTTCGAAAGTAGTATCTCTAGTATTACCTGGACCAAAATATGGAAGAGTGTTAGCTCTATCAACATTCGTTACTGTACTAATTGTTCTTGTATTTTCCTGTTGATATGGTTTTTGTCCCAAATCTGGGTCATAATTTAAAGTAACTTCATCTCCATATTTAATAGTTTCAAGAACTTCTCTATCAATAACATCAAGATCACTTCCACTTCCTTTGTAGAAATTGATTGTAAGTGTATCACCAATCTTTAGTGGTTCTGTAAATGTTATTTGGGACCCACCATCAAATTTATATGCGTTTCCAGGAATTTGAAGTATCTCATTTACAAATACTAAAAGCAACTGATCAAGTTCAATCTTAGATCCTTTCCCCTTATTAATAGATAATGGAACACCTGCTTTAATTAATGGGAAATCAATTCTGTTACCATCAATAAAGTCACTAACGTCATCAAACGTTTCTATAACACCTAAGGACCAACCAGTGAATTCATCTCTAATAACTTTTTCTATTTCAATTTCAAATTGATTTGATGAGGTAAATGTTGATGTAGTTGGAATTCCAATAGTTCCTCCAAATCCAACAGTAAGAGTTTCTTCATTACCATATCCATAACCAGTATTTCTAATCTCAAAACCAATAATACTAGATCCCTGTCCAACAACAACATCAATTGTTGCTTGTGTTCCCAATCCAGTTACTCCAGAAGCATATTCTAACGGAATATTTGAATATGAAAGTGGGGAATCAATTATAATTTCAAGTGGCTTATTAACTTTTCCACATCTTGCATAGAAGTGTTCTCTAGTAGAAATTCCAGTGTTTATTTCAAAAGATGTAGAATCAACGATTCTCAAAACATTAGATCCATCTACTGCAGGATCATGACCACTAGCTGAGTTGTTATTAGCTCTTGGTGCAATAATAGCAGGTTGTGCCACTCCACCACTTTGATAGAATGTTGGAACAGTAGAAACCCCAACGTTTGTCACAAATTGGGTCGAACTATTAACCGCAGTTACCTTAGAACCACAGTATGCAGGATCAGTTGTTCTTGGATAAACGTGAGTAGAAGATCCACCATCTAAACCACAAGTAAATGCCAATCCAGTAAGAATAACATCACTTTTTTGCCCTGTAGTAGACAAGTTATGTGCAGCAGATGTTGTAACTGTCATAATACCAGTTACATTATCATAAATTGCATTTGAAACATTGACAGGACCAGAACCAGTATAATTGCACGTAAATGCAATTCCAGAAACAACAATATCATCACCAACCAATAATCCATGAGCAGTTGATGTTGTAACTGTAGTCACTCCTGTCGTGTGTGCATAACCAACATTTGATATGTCTCTTGGAGCATAGAATACTCTATCAGTTGTAATCGCTACTGAAGTTACATGACCTCCAGAAACAGTAGCTGTTCCGATTGAGACTATATTAGTGCTAGAAACATCAGGTAATTTTGCATTGACATTAATAGATGTCTGCACTCCAGATCTATATCCAGATCCACTATTTCCAATACTAATAGATGAAATAGTTCCCAATCCAGAAATAATTGCAGTACCGCCAGCAACAACTAGTGGTTGATAACCAAAACCTGCTGTCGATCCAACAGAAACAATCATTCCACCCTTAGGGAAACTGCTAATACCAACATCAGATGTCACAGTTTGTGCAGATCCCACAAAACTAATTGAAGTTATGCCAGTGTTTTCGGAAAGAATATAATTATTGGCATTTCCTGGAGTTTGAAATATGTCATTTATTAATACAATAGCTCCTTCATTATCAATTCCAGTTATATTTGTTCCATCAGATTTAAGAGTAAACTCATTTTCAATTCCATTAAACTTATCAGAAATATCATCAAAAACATAATTTTTATAATATGTTTCATTAACGGTATTTAAAGCCGCTGTTCTCATAAAACTTCTTCCTTGGAAAGTAGAACTAGTAGTTATTCCAACATAGTCTCTTTCATCTGGTTGATTTGTTGAAGTTCCAATTGGAGTGTTTCCATATGGTGCTTCAACAAAATTAAGTTTATTTCCAACAATATTATAATTTCCAACAACCTTTGTTACTAAGTCACCGGTTACGATTCCAGACTGGATAGTTGTTCCCATCCATCCTCTACGAACAGTAATTGCATTTGTGGTTCCAATACCAATACTTTCAATCTTCATTATTTCATTATCAACTTTAACTAAGTCTCCACCAAAGAATGAGGTTATTCCAGAAAATTTAAGTGTATTATCGGTTGTTAAAACTTGATCATCTAATGTTGTGGTAACTGCCGTAGAAACAATTGGTGATTGGATTAAGTTATCAATTGCAACAAGTACTTTTGGATTTTGGTTTGTTGCAGTAAATGAGTGACCAACTCCAACACCAACTGAGGTGAAATTGAGTACTTTTGGAATTGACTTTAAAGCATCTTCCGCACTTCTAGCAAGTTTAATAGTGTTGTCATTGATTTTAATTACAAATATTCCAGTTTCTGGAAGTAATGTTGTTGTAACACCAGTTACAGGGAATGTAGTCTGAGCAATGCCAATAGATTGAGTAATTCCAATACCGGCGCAAGTATATTCAATTTGCTCACCCGTCACATAGAAGTGATTTGGAATTGTAATTGTATTCGAATCAAGATTAACAACCGAAGTATTATTTCCTTCAAAGGATTTTATAAAAATAGTATCGTTTTTGTGAGTTAGTTCAAATTCTCTCTTTACATCTCTATCAGTTCCAGTATACGTACCATATCCCGTTTCTATAGTACCATTAGTAAAATCAATAGTATCTTTTGTATCATCTTCAATTCTAAGAGCATTTGTATAAACATGAACTCTTGCATCAATTCCTGCTATTGGTGTAAAGAGAACTTGAGTAGTTGCAGCAAGTCCAACAGAATTTGCTATTACTCTGGAATCAAAAGTTCCAAGCCCAGAGTGAGTTTGAATATTTGCAAACTCTGTATCGAATGTTTCTGGAGATGTTTCTCCTTCAATATGATTATCAACAACAAAATATTCTAAAAATTCATATCTATCATTTGTTGTATCGTGAATCTGAATCATAAAATATCCAGCATCATATCTATCAATTTCAGTAGAAATGTGACTTGGATATTCTGCAACAATATTTTGAGTTGGAGAACCAGACGATGCAATATCCGTCATGGTTGATTGCAATCTGGCATGTTTAATATCAACAGTTGAAATTCCTGAAGATATTGAAGACAAACCAACAACAATAGTATTAACTATCGCATTAGTTCCTATTCCAGATGGATTAAAGTCAACTTTAACATTTGAACCGTCAAGATATGCATTATATGTTCCAAATCCTACTGCAGACATTGCTCCGGCAGATGTGGTTAACTTACCATACTCCAAGATAGAAACATCCGATCCATCATGAATGACATTAAGTTCTTGAGCCTCATATTCATTGCTATTGAATGTAGCAGTACTTCCAAATGATGGGTTTGTAACATCTGGCGTAATTTCAACAAGAACTTTCAGTGAATGATATGTATTACCAATACTTACAATTGTTGCAGTCGTTCCAGCACTTACTATTGTGCTCTCTGAATCAATTAAAACTCCCCCGATAGAAGTAGAACCAGTACTCAAGAAATTATCATTTAAATTATATGAAATTGTTGTAATATCATAGTCATTCACGGATGATTTAATTGGATAGAATAAAAGTTGACCTTCTGTACCAGTAATTGAAAAGTCAAAAGATCCTTGATCATATATTGTTTCCAATCTTGCATATTGATTAATATATCCAGTTGTATCATCATGGATAAGATCGACAATTAAACCTTGTCTCTCTTGAGTAAATCTCTTATCTCTAAGATAAGTAAAATATTTTCTAAATCTAGAATCACTCAACTTAAACGTGTTAAGAACACTAAAAGCAGTTGATCTTGGATTGCTATTAAATTGGTCACTTACATCATCAATAGAGAGAACTCTATTTCCAGATGATTCTGAAAAATCAGTTAAAATTTTATTGTTAAAAGTAATTTCATTAGAAAGAATTCTACTCCCATCGGAGAAATTTAAATTATTTTCTGTTGCAATATCAAAATCAAATACACAATTGAGATCTATAAATCCATCCAAACTGCTGACAATAGTAACATCGGTCAATTGTGTAGAAATACCAACGGTCAATGGTTGATTTGTATTTGTTGCTTCAATTTGCATATCCAAGAGTATGATTTATTGAAGATATTGCATCTTTCCAAGTATCAAATGGAACTGTACTTTTTAAAGAATATGAGAAATTTTGGTAGTAAAGATTATCCTGCAGTCTTTGCAAATTGTCGTTCAAAAATCCTGATCCAGTTTGAGTTCCACTGAATATCTGAGAAGAAACATCCGTTTCAAAGTAAGATTCATATGAAGTTACTGAAGATGCAACTCCAGATAATTCTGAGGTAAGTCCTCTTATAATATCTCCACTTACAAAGTTATCACTAGAAAGAACTCTAAGGGTTTTTGTTGTTCTATCCCAACTCTGAACAATACCTTCTTTACCATTAGTAGTAGCTCTTTCTCCACTAAGATAATTTGCAGTTGTTAATTGAATGTCAAAGGTTGGAAAATCTTTTTCTGCGATTATCATTCCGGAAGAATTAATTAAATCAATATCTCCTGGGGTTTCTCCTTCACTTAAGTGAGTTGATAAATTGTATGAAACACTTCCAATTCCGCCAATGTTAGGTGTTACAGAATTGAGCGTGAATAGTTTATATCCATAATCTTTAGAGTTATATCCTTTTTCAGTACCACCGATACTGATGTTTTCGATCATAACTTGATCTCCAACTTCAAATGGGAATGCCTCACTAAATCCAACTGCCATACTGACAGTCACGTCTTTAGTAATAGTACTAAACCCAATTGTACTAATACCGACTCCATTAGTATTTCTTATTGGTAATATTGATGGAGTGGAGTTATTAATTCCTCTAGTATTACTTAAAATAGTTACAGTAGAATCGCCAAGAGAATACTTAGTTGCAAGATCGGTTATTTCGTTGCCTGTTTTTCCGTCAAAAAATATTAAATCTGGTGCTGAAGAATACCCTCTACCTCCAGAAGTTATAGTAATGTTCTCAATTTTAGCAAAAGAATCAATATTAATGATTTGTGGTAAAGAAGTACTTGGTTTTAAAGTTTTATCTGTTGGAAAATCAAATCCAATATCATTAATTTTTACCTTTTCAATAATACCAATACTATCACTAACAGATATTAGGTCTCCTTTTTCTCCATCAATAGTATTAATAGAAGTTATTGAAGGTAAAGTAGTGTAATTTCTTCCCGAACTAGTAACTTCTACTGTAGATATTGGGCCACTAGTGTGAGTACAATCTGTAGTATAAGTGATATCTGATGAAGCAGATGTGTAAGAATCTGCTTCAGGAACTTCACTTAGTTCAAACGTAAAGAAATTAGTTCCTGCAATTGAAATTCTTCTATTACCATTATAAACACTATTTTTAGGTAAGATAGAATTATAATTTAGAACTTCTAGATCTGTTATTATTTCTGTTTTTTCTATAGGTATGTTGTTATCAATAATTGGATCTAATTTATAATACAATCTTTCTGGTGTAGATTGCCCAATAGAAACTACTACTTTAGCATCTGATGATATTCCGGTAGATCCTGACCTAGAAACACTAAAGTTTTTAGATGACCCATCAGTTTCCCAAAGATTTGTATAACTATCGTTAGTGTAAAAATTAAGTTTAAATGCCGAATATTGTGTAGACTGCTGAAAAAATGCTAAACTAGAATCTGATGTATCAAATTCTACTGTTGAACTTCTATAAGCCTTGATAGCAGGATTGATAAGTCCAAATTCGCCAAATGATGTACTAGAAATTCCAACTACACTTGGTGTTAAGTTAGTTGATTCGTAATGAGTGTTTGATAATTTAACATTATTATTATCAACTTTTACAATATAATAAATTTTATCATTTTCTAATCCTTCACATGGCGTAGAAGATGAGTGAATTACTTTATCACCACTTTCATATCCATGATTTAATATATTAATTGTATTAGTTGTACTATTAACACCAATAGCACTAAATGTTTCTATACCAACTAAAGTTCTTCTGTGTGTATTGTTATACTTTACAACATATGTTGTCGCAAATGATGGATTAACATCTACGATAACTTCATGTCCAGCATGAATTCCATGATTTACATCAGTCGTTACAGTTACAGTTCTTTTTGAAACGTTTCCGGAAATATTATCATAGTTTGTCGTAAAACTATGATTAGATTCACTACCAATACCAGTGAAAAATAATGTTTTTGAAGTATTACCTACACCATCAAACCCACCAGTTGATCCTAAACCAACTCTTTGAGTTGCAATTCCAATTAAATCATTAGAGATTCTAGCAACAAACAATTGTTGATTTTCTGCTAATGTCGCCGCAACTCCAATATTTTGATATTCATTATAAACTATACCACTACCACCATTTGAGGAATATGTTAGTACATCACCAGTCTGTAAGTTATGATTTCTTATGTAAAGGGATTTAATAGGAACTGCAAGAGAACTTGATCCAAAAGTTGTTCCAAGACCAACAGTGTTTAATCCAAAAGAACTAAATTGCAATACTGATCCAATTCCAACAGCTGTTGTACCAAGACCTACAGTTTCTGATGGTTTAAAATATATTTCTTTATTTCTTTTAAATTCATATTTTGTTTTAAATCCAGAGTTAATAGTAAATCTTCTTGAATCTTCTATTAACAAACTTCCAACAGTATGAATTCCGCCAGTAGTTCCATCTACAGATCTTAAAACTTTAAATCTAGAATTTTTTGTGTCTATATTTAAAACTTTTACTTTTTCTGTTCCAATACCCAAAATATCATTAGGTACAATATTTGATCCAGTTAAATTTGATGATACATTAAAGAATGTTACTAATCCAGTAATACTTGTGTCCCTAATCCAACTAATGCAAATCTCTCACTAGACACACCAATTGTATAAAATCCTTCGATTTTTGATGATGTAGTAGAAATACCATTAACATCAACAATATCTAATGTATTAAAATTATGCGGTGTTGTAGATTCTAAAACATAAGTTCCTTTCTTTTTAGAAGGAATTATTTCTACATTAGACAATTCGGTTATAGATGCACTAATACTATTAACATCTCTACCTTTTAATCTGGAAATTTCTCCTGCAGCACCATATCCAGTTTCATCTGAGTCTGAAAAATTTAAGGTATCTCCAACTTTATAATTATCTCCAGAAGTTTTTACATCTACTCTAGAAACTTTTCCTCTAGATGTAGATACAATTTTTCCTGTTTGAGATAGATTATTTGGAGAATATATGTAAGGGTACTCAACTCCATCCTCTCTTAAATTATACGAAATTGTATTTCTACACCAATTATTATCTTCAATGTCATAATCATCTTGGTTTGATGATTTTTTGAAATTAAATTCATTAGGAGTTGAATAATATTTGTCTCCTAAAGTATATGGAAAAACTGGAAGTTTAAAATTTTCAAATACTCCAGAAGACTCTACAGAGTCTGGATTAACTGTTGTAAAATATGCATATGTTCCATTTGGATAATCTGGTGTTATACAAAATCTTCCATTATTTCTATCAAGATACTTATCGTCATCATTTTCATAATAAGTAAAATCTTCAACAAAAAATCCTAATGGGAAAATTGATACCGGTGGCCCACCTATACGTGAAGAATTAAGTTTGTAACCCGAATTCATAAGGGTTACAACTCCTCCATTTTTATTTGAATATCCATATGGACCATAAATTGGATTTCCATCATAAGCCCAACCAATAATAGGCGAGTGATCTGCAAATTCTGTTTCTTGAGAATTTACCAGTTTTAAATCTAATTTTCCATAAAGAGTTTCTCCCAACTCGTTAATGGAATGAACCATTTGCCTCAGTGCTCTAGGAGGATATAACGAGTAACACTGCAATCCAAAATTTTCATTCAAAGAATTTCTAATAATTACATCATCCGATCCAATTAAATTATTATTATATAATTTTTCAAATAAATTAACTCTCCAAGTTTGTAATCTAGGAACGAATTGAAAATCTCTTTCTGTTGCAATTATTTCAATTTCAACTTCTCCAGAAACATATCCAAGTCCAGGTTCGATAACCTTTACTTCACGTAGCATTCCATTTTCAATTATTGGAGTCAAAATACAACCAACTCCAGAAGAAGAAATTATATCAATATCTGGAATAGATGTATAATCTATTCCAATATTATTTACAATTACTTCAACAATTCTTCCATCAGCGGAAACTACTGGTTTGGCTTGAGCATTTTTTCCAGAAACAATCGATACATTGGGTGGTTTTTTAAAATTAATAATTTCATTAGTTCCATATCCAGATCCTTTATCGGATAAGTGTACCGATGTCAGTTCTCCCCTAAAAATTGGTTGAACCTGGACTTCATATGCACTAGATTCAATTCCAGTAACAGTTTCTATACCAACAGGACCTTTGATTGATACTGAGATTGGAGTGTAATTGAAGTGGTGTGTTCCGCTACCAGAAGAACTAAAATCTACATATTGTTTGGTGTCATAGAAGAAAGTTTCATTGTCTGCAGATCCAATTTCAGATAATCTAAATTTGTTATTATCAACTACTGTAATGTAGTAATTATTCCCATTACTTAACCCACCAATATTTGTAGTCCCAGAAGAATATTGTAATATTTCTCCAGATTTATAATCATGATTTTCTATATTGATAATATCAGAGGAAGTATTAATTCCTGATGAAGTGACAGATCTTTTTTTATTTTCATATCCAGATCCATTATTAACAATGTTAATAGAATCTACAACTGCCTTTTTAGAAGAACATTCAAGTGTATGTCTTCCTATACCATTAAAAGATAAGGTAACTGTATTAATACCACTAATGGCTTCTCCAACAGTATCATGGAGTTTAATTGTAGTAGCATCAATAACTTCTGCAAAATATGTTGCATTAGTAGAAAGTCCACCAACTACTTTTTGAGAATTTGGTTTATAAACTAACTGTTCTCCATTTCTAAACTTATGATAAGTAGAAAATCCAATAGTAGAAAGAGTAACTCCTAAACCAATTCTATTTGATTGGGGATCAGAGAAAAATTCTTGAGAATGCGAAATTAATTTTAAATTGACCAGTGCATTAGCATCTTTACCATTACCACCAGTTATTGTAACAACAGGAACTTCTGTAAAATCAAATCCTCTATCAATAATTCTAAGTTCTCTTAAACTTCCATTGACCGCAAGAAATCCTGTTGCACCAGTTCCAACTGGGTCTGTTATAGTTAGTTCTGGTGGATTAATTAAGTCGAAGTCAATTCCAGGTGAAGATACTTTAACTTCTTCTAGTTTTCCTGTGTGAATTATATCCGTTGACTTATAATTTAAAAGTTCAACTCCATTAACTAAAATTCCAGTAGAACCTGGTTCGGTTTCTACTTCAACATCACTATTAATTGGAGTAGCAATTTCTCTATAGAGTTTTTGTGCCTCTGTATTTTTATTTTTTGTTTCAGATTTTTCTAAAATGTTATCGTTAACAGTAGTACTTTCTATAACTACAAATTTTGAGGTATATAAGTTAGCTAACGACCTTGCTAATTTTATCTTATTATGATCCACTCTGAAGATATAATATGTTCCCTCACCACCAGTATCTCCACCAAATAATGAAGATAAAATTGTAGTTTCTTCTACAGTTTCTCCATCACCAACCTCAACTGTACTCGTAATTTTTTGTGGAATATATGATACAGATTCTCCGCTATAATATCCGTGATCTGATATCTCTAAGGTTTCTCCTACAAATGAACCACTAAAAGTTTTTATTGGTTTATTTGCAACAATTGGTTTTTCTTTATAAGAAGGTAAAGAGTTTGATGCAACTAAAATTGAATCTCCATATTGCTTTTTATAGACATTTTGAATGTTTGCATGAAACTTATTAACTTGGGGGAAAAATGTAGATGTTACTTTTCTTATACTTCGTTGTGCATAGTATTCTACACCAGCATTAAGAGTACTAGAAGTTTTAATCGTTATAATTCTAGAAGAAATAATATCAGAAACTTCTGCATTATAAATTTCAGCACCTGATGCTGAAATAATAACCAGATTATCACCAAGCAGTAAATAATTATCTTTATTGAAAGTTAATTTGTATGTTTTTGGTGAAACATTTCCAATTAATTCAATATTTGCAATTAGATATTTTACTGGGTTATTATATAACCAATTTTTAAACTTAAATGAATTTTCTTCAACACCAAGAGTTTTTATATTAAAACTATCTCCAGGTTTATAGTCAGTTATCCCATCTTGTTTTGAAAATCCAGATAGAACTGAAGAGAGACGAACTACAATTGATGAACCATCTTCGTCTGGTTTGACCGAAGCAAAATCTTCTGTACTTAAGGTATCTCCATCGATTAAGGTTTCAGTGATATTACTACAGTCTAAGAACTGAGTTATTGTTTTTGATGTATAGGATACGATACCAGATTGGTTAGCAACTCCTGTGGGATAATCTACATAAAGAGTTCCCGAGTTTGGAAATCCAATTGTCGAGTCAACATCAATAAATGTTGATCCAGAAGAAACATTTCCAATTATATGAGTTTTTGGTGCAACTTTGAATTCACCTGAGGTAGATCCAAGAACACTGGCATTTCTATTGTATCCACCATCATATGAAAGTTTAAAGAAATCTTTTCCAATTCCAGTATTAATTTTTTCTACATCATATATTGAAGTGTATGTTTTATCATTATCCCCTTGAAATATAGTCCTACTATCCAGTTCTGGAGGATTGCCAATAATTGGTTCAACTAAAAAATTAGAAGTAACTAAATTTCTAGCATTTGATGGTGTAAATAAAGATTCTCTAGGCTTTACAATTTCAACATTTACTCCATAAAGAGCATTGAAAAGAATCTTATAGGACTCATCTGTTCCTTTACTTGTATAAAAATCCTTTGACTGCTTTATGAATAAATTTTGGTTGATATTAGAGGCTAATGGTCTCTCAGATAATCCAGGTAAAAATTGAAGTTTTGCTTTATTTAAAAATTCTTTTAAAAATAAACAACTTAAATTTTGTATAGTATCACCATCTGCATGTTCTTCTGCCAATGTGGAACTAAAAACAAGCTCTCCTGGATTGGAATCCGAATTATATGAAGTTACACCATTAAATCCTCTAATACAACCAGTAAAAGAAGATATTGTTTTTCCGGTATATGTTATTACTTCATCACCTATTTTTAGAAGTCCATAAGAACTAGGAAAATCTGTAGTTCCTTTTGGAGAATCTGAAAGATTTATATTAATTGTTGTTGAAAATTCATCAGTATCACCACTCAAGATTACTTCATGATCTATTGAAGTTTGTTCATCCAGTTTTACATATTGATCAATATTTTGAATTAAATCAATAGGACCACTTTTATATTCTTGTCCAATATAATATTGCTTTAAAAATTCAGAGATAAGGGGGAACTCATTCTCAACATATGCTGGGAGTTGATTCTTAACGATGTTGCTAAACTTGATTCTTGTTTCTGACATTTTTTTTGTATATCTCTAAATTAGTAACCGCTGCCAGCACCCGAAGGCGTTGATCCACCAGAAGTACCAGAAGTTGAAGTTGTTCCGGTAAAAGAATTATTAGTGGTAGTAATATCTGCAGTAGTAACTACAGTAGGTGTAACATTTTCTGGTCCGCCAACACGAACCAAATTACCTTCTGCATAAGAAGAAGATACAATGTAACTTGATGCTGATGGATCTAGTCCTGATGCAATTTCGTCTGACACCATTTCAAATGTACTGTTACTAGTATCTAGTTGCAAATAAAGGTCCTGTAATCCAACAACATCATTTGACAATGGAGTTGCTTGAATTTCAATAATTTGTTGACCATCTTTTTCCATACCAGCAGTAATATTAACTGCATTGATAGTTATTATCCCATTTATATAATCAATAGTTCCTACATTAGATCTTACAATAGATGGATTTTGAGATCCTACATTTGGAAGACTAAAGAAGAACAATGAACCAGTTGTTCCTTCAGAGTTTGGAATATCTCCAAGATATAGATTTTCAGTAACTCCAAAAATTCTAAATGCAGAAGATTTTATATTATATCCAGAACTATTTGCAATATGAAATTGATTTCCAAATCCAATTTGATATTCTGCAAGTGTACTGGGTACAACTCTCAAATCTCTTCTCATCTTCATAACAGTAATGTTTGATGTTACTGATGGATGACTATCATCAATAATTTTCAAAAATTTACTATATTTAAACCGAGCACCATATTTATTTAATTCAGTAGAATTTGCATACTTAGACGCATTATTAGAAACTATTGAAGAAACATTAGCTGATGACGGTGCTAAATTTGTGTTGTAGTAAATTTTTGAACTTATTTCAATATAAAGATATTTGAGATCTAAGATTTCAGGTACAACACCTGCAACTGCATACTTCTTTAGTTTTAATTTAATATTTTCTTTAATTAGGTTTGGTAAGAAATCTCCAAACTTAGGTTTGATACTAATAAAAACTTTTCCATATTGTGGTGGGTTTAATTCTTCTCCACCAAAAACTGAAATTGATTCAGTATCTGGATATATTCTTGCTGGAATAAGAGTTTCATAATCATCTGCAGTTACTGCACGATTCTGAGTGGCATAAATTTTTGGTGCATATTTTCTAACAGACTCTACACCTTCAATTGCAGATCCACCTCTAGAACTAAATTCCGGTGTTACAAGTGATATTCCGCTAGTAACAGTATATTCATTACCATCTCTTGCATAAGTTATTCTTCCATTAAAGGAGAATTGTGAAAATCCATTTCCAGCATCACCATTGGATGTCAAATATGTTACAGTAATATAATTTTGGTCCTCAAGTTTTTTACCAAAACTTCCATCGCCAAAGAAAAGTTCATATCTCTCATCAGCTACTTCCTGTAAGAAATAAACTTTTGATTCCGAACCAATATAAAATAAATTATCTTGTAAAGAATATTTTACGGTAGCTGTAGCAGATGAATTATTCCTAACACTCACTCTAATTAATTCAGTATCAATACCAATGTTAGGTAAGATAAATTTTTGCTGAGGGTTTCTATCACTATAAGTGAAATTCTTTTCTACAACCGTTCCTTCATAGATTGGTATATTATTGAAAGAAGCAATCTTATTGACCACAGGGACCGTTATATCGTCTAAGATACAGAATGACCCCGACCCAGTACCAAAGACGCCCTGAGACGCTACTACGGTCCCCTTACGAAGCGTTAGAGATGCTGGTACGGGGGTTATGTTGGTTGTGTCAACAAAGAACGTTATTGAAGATGTTGCTGCTTTTCTTGATTTAGGG